TTATATTTGTAATTATCTGTGGCAACGCATTAGTTAAAGCAGTAAGAATTTGTGGTAATGCTTCAATAATTGCCATAAATAGTTTTACCGCGCCGTTCAGCAACATAGTGAGTGTGGCAGGCTCTGTAAGCTTCGTAACGATAGTAATAATTAAATTAGTAATAGCATCTATTAGGCTAGGTAAAATAGTAACTATTGCATCAATCAGTTTAGGTAAAACTTCTACCAGTGCATTAAATAACTGTTCAATAAGTCCTGGTAATATCTCTATGATCGACATTACAATACTGATTATTGCTTCAAGCACTGGCGGTAATAGCTGACTAACTAATTTCGGAATCTCTGCAATGATAAGCGGTGCAACATTCTGAATAAGTTGAACCATGCCTCCCAAAGCAACTTCAATTGTTGGCAATAAATTTTTACCTACTGCCTCGACTGATTCAACGACGTTATTTAGCAACTTACCAAAATCTTGAGTATCATCAGCAAGCCCAACTACAAGATTGCTCCACGCGCCTTTAAGCATTCCTATACTTCCGCTGATGGTTTCGGCAGCCTCCTTTTGCGTAGTACCTGCAATTCCGGTATTTTCTTGAACTAAATGGATTGCTTCAATAATATCTTGGTAATTACTGATATCAAACTTTTTACCCATCGCTTGTGGGAGCTTTTCAGCATCTTTGAGTAAACGTTCCATCTCGGTCTTAGTACCACCATAGCCAAGTTTAAGGTTATCAAGCATGGTATAGTTTTGCTTGGCAAAACCTTGATAAGCGGTCTGAATCAGCCCCATATCAGTACCCATCTTATTGGCATTATCAGACATATCCGTTACTGCCATGTCTGCATATCTAGCCGCTGCAGCCGTATCACCCTTTAAGCCCTGAAGTAGCGAGGCTGAGAAACCAGTTACAGTTTCCATATATTGATTGGCGGAAAGTCCAGCAGTTTTATAAGCATTGTCTGCATATTGGAATACCTGATTTTGAGAATCCTTAAATAAAGTTTCTACGCCACCAGTAAGTTGTTCATAATCACTAAACGAAGAGATTGATGATTTAAAAATGTTCGTGAGACTAGAAAACGCTGATTGGAAACCAGACATAAGTTTTTGCCCCATAAATCCACCCATGCCAGCCAAAAAGCCATTACCAATGTTTTTTAGACCGTTTTTGAACTTCTCTCCAAAGCCATGGCTAGCTTTTTCACCTGAATCTTTACCGCTTTTACCACATGAGAAATCTCGGACTTAAAATCCTTAGTATCAATTTTGACTCTATATTCAATTTCGCCAACTACGGTACTGCTGGTACTCATTATTTATTCACTCCATCAATAAATGGTTTCATTCCATCACGAAGCGTTTCGTTGGGATTCTTGCTGAATGCACTGCCAGTACCAACGCAAACGATTCTTGCATAATTCACATAATCACTATGTTTAACTTTTTGCCCTGCATCCACTAAGGCTGATAGCTCTTCCATGGATAATGGCATTTTCTGCTTTTTACCGGTATGTTCATCAAAAGTTTCGATATAGCCACGTTTTGCTGCAACGATCGCTTCCCAACCATAAAGCATGCCTAGTTCAGCTAGTAAATAAGCTACTCTAGATACTTTACCTTTGCGGAATGTGTTGTCTCCAGACATTCGCTTCTTAAAAGCTACTTCTACCGCTTCACGATCTTCTGGAGTCATTAAATCAAGCAGATTTGCCATACTTACTCCTGATTATCAGGTTTTTCACCTACAATCTTTTGATAGATTTCGAGAATGCCCTCAATTGGCACTTTCGCAAGCACTTTGCGAGCTTCATCCGGCTTATCAAACACGCTGTAAAGAATGTCGCTCAAGTTTCTAATAACCTCTTTAACTCTCGTTGTATCATTAGTACCTCGCGCTTCTTTTAATTCGTCGCATAAATCGACGTAAGATAATGTTTGAGCTGAAGACATTGGCGTAACTTTAAACTCTACGCCATCAATCTCGGCAGTGATTTGTTTTGTGTATACTGATGTTGAAATAGATACTGACATTATAATTAAAATCCTTTTTATGCTTAGTATTATGGGTTTATACAGGGTGGCAATAAAAACTTGTGCTTTTCTGAAAATATGTTATAATTGAAGTATTATGGATATGGGTACATTCATTGGAGCATGGACTGTTATCCAAAACAATGAAAAAAATAAGAAGAAAAATAGTCCAAAAACTTATCCAGTCGAGCATTCGATTATCTTATGGCTTTTATTTGGAGGTATTTTTGCCTACATTCCTGTAATCTACTTTACTTTCTCGAAAAAACACAAATGGCATCTATAAAAAATAAGCTCCTACTAAGAGCTTATTTTTAGTTATTAAGACTTTATTGGTGTGCAGTAACTGGAATGGTCTTTTGCGCAGTTACATCCCACTTTGATGGCTTAGCTAAATCACCGGTGCCAACACGGAAATACCCATTATCTGTTGGTTGCATTTGTAGGGTTGCTTCAATAGATACTGCGTCTGTCGTAGATAGTGTCGGATTAAATGTCATATTTACAAGCCCTGCAAAAATGTGAATATCATTATCGTCAGTTTTTTCGCAGACTGGATGGATATTGATAGGTAATGCTTTACGCATACTACAGTTGTTACTACCGAATACAATTGCACCAGTTTTTTGAGCTTCAGCAGTAGGTTTTTGATATGCGTCTGCCCATAAGACTTTTAGGTAATCCAAGTTTGGCAGATAAACGGTAAAGGTTAATTCTGCTGTTTCTGCTTTACCTGATGGTTGCTTACGGGTGCCAGCTTGAGTTTTTGCTTCTACTGTACCTTCAGCATAGTTTGGCGTAATATCGCCAAGACATTTTGCTGGAATAAGGGTATTTCCAATGCTCATTTCCCATTTACCAGCCATGAGTGTTTCGTCCATATATATTCTCCTTTATGGTTATTAGTAATAGATCGTGCCAGTAAACGACCAGACCATTCGTCCATTAGTATCTAATCCTACATTAGTAATGGATGATGGTGGCATAATAGTTACATTATGATACTCCCGGCTAAACACTGGCGGTACAGATGGGAGTGTACAGATATCGTATGAGTTATTTAGGAACTTTCTTATTTTTTCGAGCTTCTGGTAGCTTTCGATGTCGGTTTTGCCTCTGGAGTAAACAATGTAGTCTTGGCGGTTACGCATACCCCTATCTTGAGACGCTCCGACGCTGGCAATATAGATGCCGTTTTTGCCTAAGCCAATTTTCTCCCAGAATAAATCCTGATCAATTTTACCTAGACCGTTATCTTCGAGGAATTTAAGTAATGATAATACTATCATTTCAGAAACTCCTTGAAGCCAAGCTTAGCAACAACATTATCACCAGCTTTTTGCAGATAATACTTAGTATGAGGATTTTTCTTATTCTCAAAGTGTCGACGTCTGGCATATGGCACCCTAGCATCGCCAAACTTAACATGTACTTCGGAATCAGACACAACTTCAACTCGCCCATCACTTTTTAGATCACCGGTTAATTCTGGAGCTAATGCAATAGCATCCATCAGGATTCTATCACCCATAGCACGCAAACCATTTCTCCAGTTCTCTCGTTCGACTCGCTCAAAAAGCTTCGTGTTAGTTCTAATTATTACCGGCATATTCAGCCCTTTCAAGCGTTAAGGTTAAGTGTTCAATTTCATTAGTATCGAAATTACGCCCTTCAGTTACACCAATAATCGAATAATCAGCATTATTATAGCGAATACCGTTGCCGATAATTTGCTCGCAAGTTAAACCAGTAAAATCTTCTGGATGGACGTGAACAGTGTTATTTGATTTCCGTGTTTCTTGGTTACCTTGCGAGACCATGCCTTCTTTAATCTTAACGATACCTCGAAGAGTTTTTTGACCGATGATTCGGTTGCCATAAACCTCACCGCGGCTAATTGTTAGATATTCAAAAGGTGTCTCAACAAACATATCAAACACGGTCATAACATCGTCTTTCCGTGCATAATGCCGCTTGAACATTGACTGTACTTTAAGAGTGTTGCACTTTCATTAGATAGAACTAAACTCATCGGACTTTTCTTGTCAGCTGTATAGTTGATAGAAAAATCTTCTACTCGTTTTGACTCGATTCCATTATTATGCTCAAAATCCTGCGTCGCTTTAATACTGCCAAACATTTTAGCTAGAAGCATTTTGAGGTCAGCAGGAATTGGATTTGGAAATTCATTTAGACAGAGTAAATCCTTTAGTTTTAGGTCTGCTATTTCAAAGTAAATATTAAAGTTCTTAGCTTCAACCTCAGAAAGAGGACGACCAAGCAGAGCAACTACTTCATCTTGTGATAGCACAGGTTTGTAATTATTCATCTGATCGTCCTTTCTTCCTTAGTTTAATTGATTAAGCATGTGCAAATGCGCCGGCAACGGTCTTGTAGCCTTGTGCAGAACCACCAACATAACGCTCAGTAAGCATAACATCTTGGTTTTTGTTGGTGTCGAAATCGGTACGTACGGTTGCAGTAGGTTCACCAATTAAAACGTAACTCTGGTTAGCGTATGCAATAGCCTTGACATCTTTACCGACAAGCTCATCAATTTCAAAGATCTGCTTTACGTCAAGTAAATTAGCAAAGTTAGAGCCTGCTGGGAACATCAAGTGTCCGTCAGAACCTTTAGCTA